CTTAGTTCAACTCGTAGCTTATGGTGCTCAAGACGTATACCTCACAGGTAATCCTCAAATCACCTTTGAATAAAGGGTTGAAAAGCAACACGCCTTGAATATGTGGATATTTCAAGGATAACCCGTTTAGTATCCATCTCAAAAATTGCGCCAATTTTTGATGTTACAGTTGCTAGTGAATAGATTAAAAAGAATTATTTTAATATAATCTATTTGCGACACTATCAAATTGTTCTGGGAACCCCTTAAACTTCTAATACGAAATCATAGTAGAAATACATGATGGCTAAGAGTAAAAACTTAGATCTATTATCGCATAGATAATTAACGTAAAAATTTAGAAGATGTTAAATTGTTATGAATACCTTACGTGGGTTTAAAAAGTAACAGTTTATAGATGGGCTATCAGCAGCCAAGTCCTAAAGTATAAAGAGTTATTAATAAATATAATAGTTTGTAATAAAATGGGAATAATATACTTAATAAAAAATAAAATAGATAATAAATGTTATGTTGGTCAAACAACACGAACATTAAAGAAAAGATGGTCAGAACATTGTAAACAAAATGGATGTATTGCATTACATAATGCAATATTGAAATATACACCTGAAAATTTCATAATAGAAGAACTATATGAAGGAAGTAATAATGAATTAGATGAAAAAGAAAAAGAATATATAATACAATATAATTCAATATGTCCAAATGGATATAATATTACTTCGGGAGGAAATTCTAAAAAAGTTCATTGTGAAGAAAGTCGTGAAAGAATGCGACAAAGTAAATTAGGTGCAAAAAATTTTAATTACAATAAACCAAGAACTGATAAAACTAAATCTAAAATTAGTGAAGCAAAAAAAGGAGAAAATCATCATTTCTTTGGTAAAGAATTAACATATGACCATAAATTAAAATTAAGTCTATCTCATAAAAAAAATGATTTACCTATGTATTTAGTTCATCTTGATCCAAGACCAAAAGTCTATCAATCAGAAGGATATGCAGTATTAAATCATCCCAAAGGTAAAAAGAAATATTTTACAAGCAAATTATTAACGTTAGAAGAAAAATTAAATTTAGCGTCAGATTATTTAAATCAGCTAAACTCTTTATAAAATGGATGCAGTTCAACGACTAGATGGTAGTGGGTCTAAAAATAATAAATAAGATAATTAAAGAATTATTTTTAGGCTTAAGGTATAGTCTAGCCCCCATGGGAAACTATGGGGTACCGCGTTTTCAAAGTTGTCTATCGCAGACACACCAACTTCGCTAGTGAATCTATTGAACAAACATTCACTGGTTCTCCCAACTTCGGCAACCGTGTACAAGTCCAATTAACCCGTAACGCTGACGTTGTAACCAAAATGTACCTCCGTGCCGTATTAGGCGCGGGTGTATCCGCAAGCAAATGGGCTTGGGTCTCCAACGTAGGCCATGCCCTTATTAACAACGTAGTACTTGAAATTGGCGGTACCCAAATTGACAAACAATACGGTGACTGGCTCAACATCTGGTACGAATTAACCCACAAAGTAGGTCAAGAATCCGGCTATGCTCGCATGGTAGGTAATGTATCCGCCAACACTGACCTTGCATTATCTCACTCTGACTACGTCCTCAACGTACCCATGCAATTCTTCCACTGCAGACACGATGGATTAGGTCTCCCCTTAATTGCCCTTCAATACCACGAAGTACGTGTAACATTTGAATTCAACAACCTCAATAGTTTAGTTGTATATCAATATGGCAGTGGCAACGCTATCACTTGGACTACTCAACCTACCCTCTCCGCCTCTCTCTGGGTAGACTACGTATACCTTGACCAAGAAGAACGCAAACGTTTCGCCCAAGCCACCCACGAATACCTCATTGAACAAGTTCAATTCCCCTCTACTGAATCTATCAACAGTGTATCCACCCGTACTCGCCTTTCTTTCAACCACCCTTGCAAATTCCTTGTATGGGCTGTTCAATTAGGTCGTTACACTGGCGGCAACCGTTTCCTTGCATACCACGCCACTGACGCCAGTGCCGTTCTCTTACAAGCAACTAAACGCTTTGTACTCGCCTGGGCCAAAGTAACATCTGGTGCAATCCAAATGTCTGGTGATTATGTAGATCACGTTACTGGCATGTCCACTGAATATGCAGCATATTTTGAAGCTGCCAAAGCGATTGTAGTAGACAACACCGTATTTGACGTAGACAACGTAACTATCACTGGTTCTTTACTTCCTTTAGAAGTCGCTTCCTTCACTGCGGACCTCATTGAAACTAACGTAGGTGCAGCTCGTAGCACTGTAACAGGTGACGGTAACAAAAACACTGACACTGTAGTATACATGTACGATAACTACGGTCTCCAACTTGACAGAAGTGAAAACCCTGTATCCACTGGTTTACTTCAACTCAACGGTCACGACAGATTCGCCCAACGTGACGGTGACTACTTCAACTACGTACAACCCTACCAATGCTTCTCCAACACCCCCAATGATGGCATTAACGTATACTCCTTTGCCCTCACCCCTGAAGAACACCAACCTTCCGGCACTTGCAACTTCTCCCGTATCGATAACGCCACCCTTGCGTTAACCCTCGGCCGTGCAGGTGAAACTTCCAACAGTTTCAAAACCAACTACTTATCCACTGACTCCGACCTCAACATCTACGCGTTTAACTACAATGTATTACGTGTAATGTCAGGAATGGCCGGATTAGCTTTGATGATCATATCAATAGAGC